TATTTACCAGCGAGCAGACCTTCCTGCTCAGCCATCATTGCCTCACCAATGGCAAGAGATTCCGCTTGATCGGCATCGATGCTTGACATCACCTCAGCCGGTGGAGTTGGATCAAAGGTTAGTGTTTCAGCCATAAAAGGTTATTGAGTGGGTTGTGCTGCACCCATGCCAGTCAGACCGCCAACAACGTTGCCAAGCATTTCCTCAGCGTTGGGGTTCTTCGATGGGTCAGCAATGGGAGCCTGCAGCATCTGCCCAGCTTGCTTCGTCAGCATCATCTGGGATTGTTGTTGCATTGCATTTGCTTGCTCCTGCTGTTGTTGCTCCATTGTCTTCACAAGGTTGAGTACATCAATACCTTGAGATGCAGCAAGACGTTTGATAGCTTCCTCAGGGTTGAGGTAGCGCATCAGGTTGTCAGGTCCAAGGGTCTGGGCAATGGTGCTGATAAAGGTGGTGAGAGACTCACGATCTTGACCACGACCAAGAGCGTTGATGCCAGCCACAATGGTTGGCCTGACGATCTCCTTAGGAATCCTTGGCAGCTCACCAGAGCGTTGCAGGACAAGGAGCTTACGATTCAGATATGGAATCAGGAACTCAACAGTCAGCAGGGAGAACAAGCCTCCAAGCTGTTGCTCAAGTTCAAGTTGAGTCAGACGAACTTCTTCAGCAGTAGTCCGCTCCGACTGACGAACAGTGAGGACAAGGAACGCTTCGGAGATCCGTCGTTCCAGCGTTGCCATCATGTTGGCAGCTGTACTGAAGTCAGCGGTCTTGCCAACCTGTACGACACCAATATCTTCAGGCCGTCCTTGAATAATCGCACCGTTGCCTGCCTGGGCCAGCGTCTGGGCTTTGGTCGTGCTTGAGGGTGATACCACGAAGACGACCTTAGCGGCTGCTGCAGAGCCTTCTGTGAGGGCCTGAGCCAGTGCATCTAGGGACCGTAGATCACCAAGGAACTCTTCAACTCGACCCCTGCCGTAGTTCTCACCGTCGACAGAGTTGAAGCGAAGGACCAGCCAAGGGCTTGCTTCCTTTGGTGCTTTGGATTCAGACCCAGGAACCTTCTTGTCAAAGACTTCCTGGTGCCAAATCCAACGGTTGTTGTCGAGACGAACGTGGGTGTAGACCTCAGCGTCATCTCCGTTGTATGAGCCACCGCTATCAATACCAGTATTGGGTTGACGGCCCACAGCCTCAACCATTTCCTTAGATAGCAGCTTTTTGTTGATCAGTTCTTTGGTAACGATCTCAATGATGTTACCGTTGCCATCTCTTTCAACGACATAGCGGTTGAGCGGGTAATGCTTCAACCCATCCTTACCCATAAAGACAAGAGCGTTCCCCCCGACAACAAGGTGCTTAAGGGCTTGGTGAACAGTGACTCGATCACTGGATGCAGCAATCGAATCCATCACCATACGTTCCATTTTGGCAAAGCTCAGATCAAGTTCAGATCGGACTTGTGCAGGCAGGTCAGTGCCCAGCTTGTCGTCACGAACTTGAAGCTTGAAGAACGTAGTTTGAGGTGGCAGGAGAGACAGCATGAGTTTGGCTGCCAATGTGACTACCGCCTTTGCACCTACGCTTTGCCAAGGTTGCTTAAGGATTTGATGGGTGATCCGTGTCTCGTCACGTTGGATGAGATACGGAAGCGTTAGTTCCGAACAACGCACTGCAGTTTCAAGAAACTGAGAACGGTAGGTAGAGAGTTGATCGTACCGACTACGTGCGTGCATTTATTCAACCCATATTGGGACCAGAACCACTACCGCTGTTCCCGGTATTCAGGGGAATCCGGAGAGAGGCGATGCCCCTGCTTGCGTCAATGGTTGTAGATTTACGAGTCTTTTTACGACGCACCCCTTGGTTGTCTGACAGTTGTGCACCAGTGTCAACCGGAGGCGGTGTGTACTTAGGCTTCATAGCCTCCAGCGTGGCAGCATTGCGCTGCTCTTGTTGACGCATTGCTTCTTCGTAAGCAGCAGCTTGACGTGCTGCAGCTCGCTTAGCTTCTTCTTGAGCGTGATGAGCGTTGTTACCACCACACATGTTCTTACTCCTCTTCAGTAATACGAGATTTAATGAGTTCAACCACACTGCGCTGACCAGCTCGATACATGATCTGGTTCAGCGGTAGATCAGGTTGTGGGTTAAAAGGTGGAAATTGATCTTCTAATTCTTCTAGAAGTTTCTCTACAGTCAGCCCAAGGTTAAGCGTACTGCGGGAGGTTTGGATTTGCATGTTCAAAGAACGCTGGCATCCGTGCTCGCTTGGTCTCGGAAAGCTCAGGAGCTTTTCCCTCGTACATCAGGCGATCACTGGCATCCAGCCAAAATTTTTTATTCAGATATTTGTTTGACTCCACCCCAGAAAGGGGTTGCATCACCCAATTGATAGTTGCTTTACGGAGCTTGTCAAGAGAAGGACTCCAATCAAGATTGAGCTCCCTACACACAAGACTATTTGTAGCCACGTGTACTTGTTCATCACGACTAATATCTGCGCTTACAGTCCTCAATCCAGCGTCACCGTTGAAACGGAAAAAGGGAAGTAGGACGAAGAAAATTGCACGCTCGGCAACCATTGCTTTGAGGACCGTGTGATCTGGATGTTCAATCCATGCATCCCGAAGTCGGATGGCTTCGGATTCAGCCTTCTCATCCACGCCCAAAGCGTTGGCGATGTAACCGAGCGCAAGGTCATGCTTTTCCTCGTCTTTGATGTTGGATCGTAGGAGGTCCACTGACGCTGCAGGTACTTCATTTTTCAGTGCTTCATCAATAAAGTCACCCACAGGCAGCTCCATATGACGGATCGCCAATGCACGGTAGATGGTTTCTTCAGCACCCTCTACGAGCTTGCCTGCAGTTGTTTGGACAGGGGTCCAAGTTCTTTTACGGTTGAGTAGTTTTTGATAGGGGTTCATTCGCCGCAATTACAATCAGGAGCAGGATCATCATCTCTGTCATAGAGAATCGACTCCAGGTAATCGTCCACTTCTGACTCCTCCAATGCCGCATAGGCGCTGGTCTTATCTTGGGTATCACTCATGACCTGAAGCGAGTAATAAAGGGAGGTCTGCGGAGATTGCAGCCACTCTTCAATAAACGCTTCGTCATAGGTGATCACATCAGACCAACTATTGAAGCTGTAACCGTGAAGAAGTCCCGTAGCCTCATGCATCCTCATGATGCCATCAGCGACTTTCTTGTAAGCCTCCCAGCCAACTTCTGACGCGATCTCAACAGGACCGTAGTCAAAGCTCTGGACGCCAAATGTACCGCTATCACGGTCCACATGGCGGGCAATAGGAGGTGCAATTTCAGGGCAGGTGGTGTACCCATCAAGGTCCGTATAGCGGTAGCTACAGGACGCTGTAGGAGCAATAGCAAAGGCTCGCTCCATGTTGTTCACCTTGGCCACTTGAGCAGCAGCTTGGATAGCGGCGTACAGCTCGTGAGCAAGGATTGATGCTGGGGTTTGAGGGTGTGCTTGCTTGGTGTTGATTGCTTCCAAGGCTTCCCCAAACTCCTTGTACGTCACACCGGAGCGACGGAGCAGGTTAGCCAGTCCGAGCACTCCCAGACCGACCTGGCGATCCGTCTCCGGAGGGAGGTACTCTCCGCTAGATCCAACGCCTGTTTGTCCGTGAAGGGCGCACAGCTGGGACATTCCAGTGACAAATGCACTTTGAATGTCATTGAGTTCACACTGGCCGAGGTTGACATGTTGCAGTAGACAGGTTCCCCGTGAGGGCAGGTACACCTCCAGGCAAACGTTTCCCCGGATTCGATTTCCATTTCGATCAACCTTTGTTTTGTTCAGCCAGATGTCGCCTTGGCGGATGCCTTGAAGGACTGCCTCTTTAACTTTCGATGTCGCCACATTCCACCAATGTGGATTAATGTTGACGCAACGCTTAACCCAAGGAAGCTCAGAGCGACTAGCGGTAACAAAATCCAGGATGTCAGGATGATTAAGATCCAGGTGACACACCACAGCACCGTTCTTATAAACACCACCACGTCGCAAGATTTCATTCAGTGTGGAGTAGATTTTGGCAAAGGAGACAGGGCCTGAAGCCACAAGACCTTTGCCATTTTCATCACCTTTCGGTCGGAGTTTGGATAGATGGACAGCCACGCCAGCTCCGTAGCGGAGAGCGTGGGAAACAAAACGCCAGGATGCTTCGATTCCATTTTCACCTTCCATAGTGTCTTCCACCACAAAGACAGTGCAGGAGACAGGTAGGCGGCTGGTGGGATCGTCAATCCAAGACTGCACTCGCCCAGTACGGGCGATAAGTTCTTTGGTAGCGGTAGACATTATTAAACGAGATCAGTAAGTACAGGTGGTTGGTAGTTAGGCCCTTTCAATACCTTGCCGTCTTCACGGCGTATGGGCTGACCATCTTCTCCAAGCTTGGTCATATTGCTTTTGTGTACACGATCAAGTGCTTCATCCAAATCCCAGCCAAGGTTGGCAGCGTATTGGAAGCAGACGTACACAAGGTCTGCCAGTTCTTTGAGGCACTCTTCAGAGTTACGCTTGAAATCGATGATTAGCTGTTGCTCGGCTTCCAGAAATTCTTTGAACTCCTCAACGATCAAAGTCTTCTGCCCAGTCCGTGAAGCTGGATTCGTACTGTCTTTGACCTGGAAACTTTTCCGGAACTCCTTCGCTTGGTCGCTGATAAAGGATTTCGTTTTCAAGCTCATTTTGTAGGTAGTGGATTGCTTTGCGGAGATCTTCTATGCGGGACTCTTTGTAACCCGCTCTTGCGATATATTTGATGGCGTTGCCAAGGTGGAAGTTTAGTCCTTGGTCCCGAATAAAGTCCCAGACTTGTATGGATCCTCGTCGGTAGTAGCTTGGGCCTGTGGTGTTGGTAGGGGCCATTTTTTAATCAGGTTAGAAACGTTGTTACCAAG